CTTTTATGACGATTAAAACAGGAGGGAAACACAATGTATCTTGCTATTGGACTTCAAATAAACGACGATAAAAATAAAGGATTTTATGCCTTTGCCGTTCCTATTAAAGAAAGTGACAATGTTTGTTGTGTAATAGATAGACACAACAACACGGGATCAAGCGTGATGCATGCAAACATCTTTTCAACACGGAAAAAAGCAGCGGAAATTGTAAAGGCGTGGAATGAGGCATATAAAAGAAACGGAACATATGCTTTCCTCCCGTGTTGGTAACTTATTATGCCTATTATTATAATAGCTATCCTCCTATGGATCGGCATAAAAGCCATAGACAAGCGGCACAAGCCGCCAGACAAGCCCAAACAGAAACAGCCGAAAACAACAGCACAACTAATTCCGGCAACATATACCACTTGCGCACGAACTCCAAATAATGCACTTGCCTACTTGAACGAGCAAAAGAGAACATTAATTCAGATTGTGGAAGACATCGACAGCCAACTTGAATATGCGCCGCCAAACCGTCAAACGCTAATGCAGCGAAGAGCAATGACATTAAACCGTATCGCAACAGTTGAAAACAAAATACAGAGAATTGCCCGGACTTGAATTGTCCGGGCTTTTCTTTTGCCTTATTTACCTACTAAAACAGTAGGCGAATGGGTGATAGTTGACCGTATAAATAAATCATGTATTGTATAAACAATATGTTGTTGCGGCTGCGCCCGGGCTTTTCTGTGCGCAAAGAAAGCGATAGCCGGAACGGATCACAGCCAGGGCGGGCGGGCTTGTATATATTCTCTGTGCGGGCTTATATATATCATGTTTTATATTTGCCGTCTGTAATGCTCTATAATCAATCCTAATCTTGCCTATATGATACCATATCTAAACATATACAATTCATTGTAGAGGCTTACAGGGGCTATATAACCGAATTGCTATTATAATATATATATATTATATATACTATATACGGGCTATAATACTATGCCAGAATATAAAAGGATATGCTATATATACGATCCGTAACATGGGATATATTAAGATCGTATTGCTTATGATAGTGCTATTATAACTAACCCTTGTATATTCCCCTGGATAAAATATGGGATAACAGAATATATATACATATATCCTATTTGTTATCAGAAAATTATCATTCCTTGAAGAAAAAAGGCTATTTACCAGATAATTATTGCACAAAAACATTATTTTGTTTAATTCTAAGTCAAAAACTATACGATCTGCAATCAAAACCAGGCAATCCGGCCACCCTCTCCCCTATTAGAGGTCGGCAGCCCGCCCGGGTAACTCCCACATATCCCCAAAGGCAAAAAGGACTATGCTCCAATTCCCCAAAAACAAAAAGGTCTGCTGTTATATCCAACATCAGCATAAGAAAGCCCCCTGTCCGTAGTGGAGCAAGGGGCAAAGTGTGTGTGTATTACTTTTTCAGTTCCCAATCATCTGGGACGGGGAGCAAGAACCTATACGCATTGAAGTCCAGGTCAGCCAGGGTTTCGCCCTCCTTGCGGTACTCATCGTACCAAACGCTTGCGATGTACATCTGCTCCTCAAACGATGATCTCCGGCGGTGGATAGAACCCTCGTCTTCTGTGTACTCCAGAATGTCACCCGGTTGGCAATCAAGCAGTTTGCAGAGTTGCGCAAGAGATACAAACGAGATCCCGCCACCCGTCCGTAAACTTTGCACCACACTCTCAGCAAGCAACCTCTCGCTGCGAAGTCTTGTCGTTGAGTACCCACGCTCTTTTAACTCGCTCAAAATGTTCTTCTTGTAAATGATCGGCATAGCTGTCCTCCTTGTGTTGCCATATTTCAAGCATATATTAGCACAGACATACACCGAAATCAATGTAATTAGACAAGAAATATATGCCATTAATTACACCGATATTGGTGTATTTTCACTATAAATGTGTTATTTAACAGTAAAATACCCCCTCTGTGTTGCCATACTGTTGCCATTGTGTTGCCATTACTGTTGCCATAAAAACCATTGATATTACTACCTTTTTTAAGAATAGCAACAATAGCAACAGTAAAAAAGGAAAACTTTAATAAAAACATACACCAATAGCAGAGTACACCAATTAAAAAAGAAATTAGATAATTATAGGAAAAAACCGTTGCTACTGTTGCACCGTTGCCATCGGCGGTTCGGCAGACCCGTACTTCTTCTTTGCGCACAATATCTTTAGGTGCGGAAACTTGACAAATCGCACTCATAGACCCTATACTGCGGTTATGTAAAGTGTTAGCCCTTGACAACGGAGGTATGCGAAGCGATGCAGATTGATTATGAGCAGACCGCACTCGGCTTTATAGACCGTGCGGAGCGGGAGAGCGATTGGGAAGCGTTGTCGGCAGCGTTTGACATGGTGCGTTGCCTGGAGTTGGAGGGGTCAATGGAAGTGGATGGGGTCACTATCTACAACCAGACGAACTTTGACCGCTCCCATGAGATTGTGAAGACGATCCGCACGATGTCTGCCAAAGCGGTCTTGCATGGTGGTGGCGCGCTCATGCTTGACCTTAACAAACGGTGTCTGCTGTTTGATGCCCCATACGATTTTGATGCGTTCTGCCGCTACATTGAGTGGAACAGACCCAAGGAGAAGCGGTTTTATGAACCCAGGCGCAAGCGGCTCAAAGCCGTTGCTGATGCCCTCCAGAAACTCGCTGATGACAAGTTGGACATTCTCGGTATCTCCATGCCACCTGGAACGGGCAAAAGCACGATTGCTATCTTCTTCCTGTGTTGGATGGCGGGACGAAGCCCGGACAAGCCCATACTTGGCGGTTCGCACTCCAACTCTTTCTTGCGTGGCGTATATGACGAGTGCCTGCGTGTAATGGAAAAGGGCGGGGAATATCTCTGGCATGATGTGTTCCCTGGAGTGAGGATCTGCGGCACTAACGCAAAGGATATGCGCATTGACCTTGGCGAACCCAAAAGATTCCAAACAATCGAACTCTCTTCGGTGGGTTCAAACAATGCTGGCAAGGTCAGATGTGAGCAACTCCTCTATGTGGACGATTTAGTTAGTGGCATTGAACAGGCAATGTCCCGTGAGCGTCTTGACAAACTTTGGGAACAGTTCACCACCGACCTACTCCAGAGGCGCATAGGCAACTGCAAAACGCTCATCATAGCGACCCGGTGGTCTGTGCATGACCCGCTCGGTAGATTGGAGCAGGCAAATGAGGATAACCCCCGTGCTGAGTTTATCCGTCTGCCCGCTCTCAATGAGAATGACGAAAGCAACTTCGATTATGAGAACTCTGTTGGGTTCACCACGAACTTCTACCGTCAGCAGCGTGAGATCATGGACGATGTGTCCTGGAAAGCTATCTATCAACAGGAGTGCATAGAGCGGTTCGGTCTTGTCTACGAATCCTCCCGCTTGCGTAGGTATTTCAAGCTGCCGGACATTGAACCAGATGCTATCATTGCGGTCTGCGACACAAAGGAACAGGGCAATGACTACTGTGTGATGCCCGTGGCGTATCAGTACGGCAGAGATTACTACATTGACACCATCATCTGCGACAACGGCAAGGTTGATGTGATTGAACACCGCATAGCGCAGACCCTTGTAGACCTTGGCGTACAACGCTGCCGGATTGAGAGCAACCGTGGTGGCACTCTGTTTGCACAGGAAGTGGAGAAACTTGTGGCGGAAAAGGGCGGGAACACTTCCATCACTACCAAATGGACGCAAACCAACAAGGAAACTCGCATAGAAACCGCATCTGCGATCGTGGTCAACCGCTTTCTGTTCAAGGACGAGTCCCTGTATGAAAAGGACAAGGAATACCGCACAGCAATGGACATGATGTGCAGTTATTCCTCCGTGGGCAAGGCGAAGCATGATGATGTGCCGGACGCTATGGCAATGATGGTGGACTTCATCAACAGCTTTAACGCCAACAAGGTTTCCGTGGTGCGCAGACCGTTTTAATCCGTAAAGTGCAAATACTTGACAACGCAATATTGATAGTGTTATAGTCCGTCTGGTCTATGACTATAAGCATTATGGGGTGAGCAAGTGCAGATAGAGCAGCAGAACGCAAATAAGACGATTACCAATTCGATGTTTGGGCGGCTCGACATTTACGCCTCCTTTGACGAGATCACGCCGGACAACATCGTTGGCGAACTGAATAGCGCACTTGTCTACCATGTGCAGAACCTCCTCCAGGAGGACTTCCTGTATTGGTATCGCCGCAATGTGCAGCCTATTCTCAATAGAACAAAGGAAGTGCGCCCGGACATTCTGAACATTGTCCAGGAAAACCATGCGGACGAAGTCGTTACCTTTAAGAACGGTTTCCTCCTCCAGAAACCAGCTTTCTTCGTTTCCCGCCGTAAAGGATCTCAGAACAAGGTCAACAAGCTGAATGAATACCTTTATCGGTCTGGCAAACAGCAAGCGGACAACGAAGTGGTTAATTGGTTTCATACTGTGGGCAAAGCCGCC